TTTTTATGAGCTTCTTCTATCTCCTTGACCCTGCTTTCAGCCGCTTTCTTTTCTTTCTTAAGCTTCTTAATTGCTTCCTCATATTCAGACTTTGCAGATACCATGTTCTTTTCGGCTTCCTTGGCAGCTTCTTCCCTGATTGACCTCAGAAGTTCCTCGGAAGGCTCCGCAATGACTGTTTCCACAGGTCGGCTTTCAAGCTCCTTCATTTGCTCGTAGTATTCATCACGTTCAGCCTTGAAGCTATTGCAGTCGGCTGTAATTTTATCCTTTTCCGCTGACAAAAGACTTATCTGCTCATTGGCGGCTTTGATTTCAGCTTTCAGTTTTTCCGCTTCCCTTTTGCTAAGGATACTGAGCTCTCCACTGTCATTGAGCTTCTCAAAATCCTCTTCGGGTATATCCCTGAGCACATCAAGCACCTCAATTTTGGCACAATTAAGCTCCGAAAGCCTGTTCCCAAATCGCTCATATACCCTGATATGCTTGCACGCCTGAGAATAGCTGAAGGGGAAATTATGCGCCGATGCGTCCTCCATATATTCTTTGAATGATGTATAGCCTCTTTCCGAATATTTCTTGCCGTCTGCAATGACCTTAAGGGCTTTGCCTATTTCCAGCATAGAGCGTGCCATATCATATGAGCTTGATACGATTGACTGCTCTATCTTTTCAAGGCTCCAGTCCATGCACTCATTAAGCTGTGAGCTGATTGTTATTGCTTCTGCCATTTTCATTACCTCCATTGTCGGCGAGCTTCATTGCCGCTTTTTCGTATTCCTCATCGGTCAGCCTCTTATACACGTGGTCCAGAAACAGCTGATATTCTTTCTCAAACAGCTTGATGCTTTCGGGCTTTTTTATAGTTTGATTATCCTTGTATCCATAACACTGTCTGATATATCCATCTGCCGTAACCTCAATGGTGTACCAGCGTTCTTCGGGCTTCCAGCGTTTGCGGATAAAAAATATATGTGTAATTCCCTTTGCATGTCTTTCGGCGTAAGAAGCGACACAGTGGTCTAGCACCTTGCCTTCGGTTCGGATATCCTGCATACTTTCCGGGAGGATCGTTGTGTACAACAGATTGCTGTACATAAGTCCCGCAAGCTTTTTATCCTGCTCCTTAATCTTTGCATCGTAAGATATATCTTCTTTTCTTTGCTTCTCACTCTCAGCTGCATTAAGCTCGTTTACAAGCCTGTTGTGAAGAGCTGACAGACTTTTGGGAAACCTCAGGACACTCTCCTTGGGATATTTTAGCGTATTCATCATAGTATTACAGTCAAGCCACTCTATGGCATATGTATATCTATTTATCTTACTTCTGCCTGCACATTTGCTTATGTGATTTCGCACCTTGACAAAGGTAGCACCCGTTTTTTCTGTCAGTGCTACTTCCTTTTCTATGAGTTCCATTCCATCTTTGGATATAATTTGCATTCTTTCGTCAAAGGAATTGATGCCTTTTACCTTTTTCAGAAGCATATACGCATAAAGCCTGTCAGAAAATCTCACACTGTCCTCAGCGCTCTTCCAGTAGCGCATCTCCTCAGAATTAAAGTCAAGGGCTTTTTTTATTTCTGTGCATTTCCAGTTTATAAGCTTATCAAAGCGTGATTTTCTGGTCACTGATTCCTCAACAAGCTCTCGGAACCCGCACTTCCACAGCTGTTCCGTAAGCTTCGGGTTTTTGGCAGCAAATTTAAAAAAAAGTATGGGGTTCACACTTCTTGCTGCCTGAAAATATTCATCAAACGGGCAATACTTGAGGAATGTCTTCTCGATTTCCCACTCATTTATGAGTGTATATAAATGACTATACTCGTAAGAATCCTGGGAATTACAGAAGCTTCCAAACACCGGTTCATTTATGCTTTTCATGGTAACAAAACCCTCTGCCCAGGTGAAGCGCTTGGCTTCGGAACCGTGTTCGGAAAAGATATATTTTCGATAGCCTTCTACGTCCACAAAAGGCTCCTCAAGGTCTCTCCAGGATACCTTTACCTTTATGGCATTAATAAAGAGTGCATTATCAATAGCTGTGCATACAGCATAATTGCCCCACGCCGACAGGTTTTTATGGCCTCTGCCCTCAGCCTTGTATTTGACCTTGTGCCCACACATGGGGCACTCACCATATTCGTTATGCTTGAGCTTACCGGGAACATCACTGCCGCCTATTTCAATGCCGTCAGCGTATATGTGCTCTCTGAAAACCTCGCTGCGGCGGCAGGCTGTGCAATAGCACCATGCCGTCTTTCCCTTTTTCTCGTAGAACAGGAACTGCGGAAGAGCGTCACGAACGATTTGTTCCTCGTCCTGCAAGCTGAGCCTTGGAAACTTATTCCAAAGCTCAGCCATTTTTTTACTGTCCTTTTTCATGCTCACACCTCACAGTCCCAGAAGGTCGTCCAGCGACATTGATAGTGCTGTGCTTTCGTGCTTTTCCTGCTTGGGTTCTTCTGATGATGAAGATAGTGAATTATTTCCCTCGGTGTTGATCGTCATTGATAAGGATATGGTGGCGGTGGGAAAGTAAAAGCGCACCGCTTTTTCGATAGCCTCTATATCGGATATAGCTCTCCCTACACCCTTAGCCACGTATTTCATGCAATCAATGAAGCTTCCTCCCTGGACTACAGCCTGAGAAAATTCCTCTGACTGCTTGCAAAAGGTGGTCAATGTTTCATTGACAAAATCCTTCATAATCATGATTTTGCTGTCGCTGACGCTTATTTTCTGTTCGGTGTTCAGCTTTTCTATAGCCTTGCCGCTGTAAATTTCATAGCTCATTTTTACACCTTGACTTTCTTCTGAATATGTGCTATACTCAGACCATAAACATTTTATTTTTCCGCTCCCTCAGGTGTTTTGGCCGCCTGCGGGAGATTTTTTTCTTTATACAGTTTTTCTATCGCCTTGGGTATGCTGATCCGATAGTTGATGATGTCATAAAGCTGCTCATACTGCCAGCCCACTACCAGATCTTTAAGTGATGCGCCATCAGGATTGGGATAATCGGGAAGATGCGTCTTGTAGCAGCTGTAATAAACCTTTTGGAGATATTTCCACAGCTCCCGTTCCCACTTTATCCTTGCGGCATCTCCCATGGGACGATAGATTTTATTTGCATATATGTAGTATTCATACAGCGCACCAAGCACCGTATTTCCGACATTAAGCTGATATCCAAATGTAGCCTTGCCGTCAGTAAATATTCTAAGGTGTCTGTCGCTTTTATCCACGACTGACCTCCCGAACCATAGTAAACAGCGCTGCTACGGAAAGTGCAAGAACGATAACCAGTGAGCGTCCTGTTATAGCGCCGTTTATCACAATATCTGCCACTGTTGCAGCTGACTGCAAAACAGCCATTGCAATACATATTGCCTTTTCATACAGTGCTTTGCCTGATGACCTGTGCCTCTTTTTCAGCTCCTTAAAGTCTCCTCGGGATCGTTTAAGGGTATGCCTGTCCAGCGTGCCGATGTCCTGCTCCAGGTATGCTGTTATGACCGTCTCTGCTTCCTCCGCACCATAGCAGACCGCAACGCAGTGACCGTAACGCTCCAGCATTTCAAGCCATACCGCCTGATTATCCGTCAGCCTGCCGCCCACCTTTTTAAGCTCTATATACAGTCCTATGTACTCGCCGCTTGGTACCGGAAGGCATATATCGGGAACGCCTGAGCGAAGCCCCATCTGCCTGAGCTTGCCGCCTGTAACAGCTGAACGCTTGCCCTCATTGGGTACATGATAAATCGCTTCCAGCTCAGGGTACTTGCTTTGTGCCCATGTACACCACTGCATGAGATGTATCTGCTCCGCTTCCTCGCTTACCGATGCGGATACTATCTTTTTATATTCGTCCGTTGTCATTCTTCTTTTCCCCTTTTTCATCGTATCCCTCCGCCGCAAGCAGAGGCTTGAAGTGGTTTATGATTTTGCTCTCGAACAGCCCAGCTATGTAGATGACCGCCGCCCGTGGATTATCTGTTTGCAGGAGTATTTCGCCGTCCTGCGTTACCATAAAAAGCCCGTTTGCAGGATTGATAAATACGATATTACCAAACTTCTGAGGCTGTATCATATGATCCGCTCCCCAAGATACTTATGCAGCTTCTCAGGACTTTCAGTGATATATGGAAGCGGCACATAGTCATCGGGAGACATATCGTCATCGACAAGGACGACGCCATTGAATACGCATTTGTTATATGTCCGCCAGTCCTCAGGGGTCGCAACTGTCACGTTTTCGTGACCACGGATATGTACTACCATACCGGTCACTGTGTAGCTGTTGCAAAATGTAGGATACTCAGCTCTTATCTGTGCCCTGAGAAATTCCTGCATATCCTTTGCCTGCTTGTCCGTCGGCATGATTATAAGCACTTTTCGGCACTGTGTAAGGAGCAGGAGCACCGCCAGCTCACGCTTTGTCAGCATTTTTCTTACCTCTTTTCCTGTTGAAATACCCATCGTCCGCAGTGTCAATAATGTACTGGGGTGACTGGACGTACAGCCCATACGTCATGCCCAGCTCATCTGCACGGCGACTTACCGCCTCGATGCTTGGGGTCTTGGGCGGCTTTTTCTTCTTTGATGCGGTCATCGGTTCATATTTTGCTTTCCTGCCCATGTCCTGCACCGTCCCTACTCATTGCCCATGCCCTGGCCACCTGCAAGCTGTTCTGCAGCTCTGCCGCCTTGGTCACTGACACCTGTTTGTTTTTACGCTTCTGACGCTCCGAGCGGTCGAGCTCCGCCGCTGTAGGCGCAGACTGATTAAATATATCCACCACTGACGGCGGAAGCTGATATTTGGCACGGGTCTTGATTATCTCATGCAGCTGTGCAGCATATTTCTCACGCTGACCGCCTGTTTTATCGTCAATAACGCCATCGTCCAGCATTTCGTTATACTGAGCCGCCTTATTCTGCACCGACTGCAGGAACGAAAGCAGGCGCTTTTCTCCGAAGCCGTATTCCTCGTGAAGAACGTCCAGAACGGTCAGCAGGTTATCTTCCATTGTCTCGAAAATAGTCCGCCAGTTCTTTTCCCTAAATGCCTTTTCGCTGTTGGCCTTCATATTACCCCGCCCTTCTCGTAAAATTCCATAAGGGTCTCCTTGGATATTCTCCAGCCTGCGTCCGTTTTTAACGCACGTATCTTGCCATTTGCGCACTTCTGGCGGATAGTCTCACAGCATATGCCTAACAGCTTACTGCAAAACGGGATATCCACAAACAGCGGAACCTCGTCCCAGCTGTAGATATACAGCCTTGCCTTTTTCTTGTTCATATTCATGTTCATGCTTGGCCCTCCTTAGTGCGTTACGACCTCGAAACCCTTAACAGGCGACACAAACCTGTAAATGATTACCTGGCACTCGCCGTCGGTATCTTCTGCGTGCTCCTCTGCCGCTGCTCTGGCTTCCTTTTCTGTGTCAAATACGCCTACGACATCATCAAATCCGTCGTATGTATCAATTACCTTATACATTGTCTTACCTCCCGAATGTGTGTCCGCTGCGGCCCATTGCTCCCAGCATTATCAGCTGCGCCTCGACCCTTGCCTTCTGTGAGTCATTGGGAAACTTCTTTCTGGCCGCTTTTAAGGCTTTGCGCTCCTGCTGCATCTGCTCGACGGCAGAAAGGCAGGTGCGCTTATTCTGGGTCCCCGATGTATGCTTGCGTCTGCTCATTTGATTTCCTCCTTGCTGTTGACATCTCAGTTGCCCAAGATGTATAATTTGACTAATGAATTACCGAAAAGGCACATTTTCTGTAGTTCAGACCCTCTTACGGAAAGGGGGTGTTTGCTTTCTTCTTTTTTGATAGCGATATTCTCATGCGAATTGAAACCCTGCATGAAGAAAGAATGTCTATTCCTCGTTCAACACACCTGCAAATCCAAAAAGCTGTGCTGAATGCGGCAACACCGGACATTTAACGCTTATCCGCTCCCGTGGTGTGCCCTGCGGGGGCTTTGCTTTTGCCTTGACATCTGCCGCTTACTGCGGTATGATGTTTTCAATGAGCTTGCGTTCAAGGCACATTGCCGCAGGCTCAGACCCTCTTACGGAAAGGGGGTGTTTGCTTTCTTCTTTTTCTTTTTTGACTTTGATACCGTTGATCGCTGTGAATTTGATTGGCGTATCTCTGAACGCATCGATGATATGCACGAGGATCTCTCACGCTTCCGAATGCCATCTAACGATGCCATAAGAAAAGATATTTACCGTTCTGCTACCTGTGGCAGTGTCCCCTCTAAAAACACTGCTTATGGCTTTGTCGATTAAACGGTTATCCGCTCCCGTGGTGTGCCCTGCGGGGGCTTTACTTTTCTGTTTTCTCTTCCGATACCTTGATAAGGTCGTCGCTGTTAAAGGAAACAAATTCGCCGCTCATGCTTCTCAGCTCTTTTACAAGCCTGTCAAGCTCCTGCGCCTTCTCATTGATCTCCTGCACCTTTGCAAGCATTCCTTCACTGTCTATCTTTACTTTAAGATTTGCTATTGCCATTGATTCCACCTCCTTTCAATCAAGAATTACGCTTCGGGCAATACGTGTAGACTTTTAGTCTACACAGTGAGCAAAAAAAATCCGCTCCCTTTCTGAATCAGATAACGACAGAATAGCTGAAAGCTTGCTTATCTCGCTTGCCTTAAATTCAGAATCATTGTTAAGCTTCTTGTAAAAGCCAGCCCGTGTTATTCCAAGCTTTTTTGCAACTGCTGAAATCGTCAGCCCTACTGCCTTGATTTTTGTTTCGAGAAGATAAGTATTTGTCATATGTTCACCTCTTTCTGTAGATGTTCTGTCTACATTTGTTATCATACCACTATGTAGACGATGTGTCAACATATTTTTTCATTTTCTCCTTTTTGTACAAAAAGTACCCTCTATTTTTGTAGACGTTTAGTGTGTGTCGTCTGTATATTTTTGTTGACATAATGCCGTCAAGATGCTATAATACAGTAAAAGGAGCTGATAAACATGACAATCGGCGAACGTATAAAAGAATTACGGACGTCTTTAGGCATGACACAAGATGAGCTTGCTAAGCTTACCGGATACAAGTCACGTTCTTCTATCCAGAAAATTGAATGTGGTGAAAGGGATATTACACAATCTGCTATAGTTTCATTCGCAAGAGCATTAAAGGTTACGCCCAGTGTAATAATGGGCTGGGAGGATACCGAACTCGGTCATACTTCTGAAAACCTGTTTGAAAAATATCCAAACATTATGCCTATACCCGAAATGCGCAAGGTTCCTCTTGTGGGTGCGGTAGCCTGCGGAGAACCCATATACCGTGAGGAAGATGAATGGATATCACTTCCTACAGATATAAAGGCAGATTTCTGCCTGCGCTGCGAGGGCGACAGCATGATAAATGCGGGCATAAACGATGGTGATATAGTATTTATCAGAGCTTGCCCAGAAGTGGAAAATGGTCAGATAGCTGCGGTATCCATAGATAACGAGGTCACATTGAAGCGGGTGTACTACTATCCCGAAAAGAATAAGCTTATCTTGAACCCCGAAAACCCCGCATATGAACCGTTTGTTTACGTGAACGAGGAACTGAATGATATTCGGATACTCGGCAGGGCAGTTATTTTATTGAGCGAGATAAGATGATTTGACAATAATAGTTGTTTTTCAAAATAAAGATATTGTTTTTGTCAATTACAGTTGACTTTTTTATGTAAATAGGTATAATTATATATACAGTGTTACCCTTTTACGTAACACTAATTTATATTTATGTTAAAAAGAGGTGGATACAATGAACACTACAACAATTATCGTTCTTGTGCTTCTGGCGATCATTCAAATCATTCTCATTCTGTCTGTAGTACATATTTCTGCTAAGACCGATGAGATGAGCAGCACACTCAAGGAAATAAACGAAAAGCTCGGAAAGATCATGTACAACACAGGCAAAAAGGACTAACAATGTCCCATCTTAGCCCCGTTCGGCAAATAATGCTGAACGGGGAAAAACTATATTAGCCAAATAATACATAGGACGTGATATTATGGCAAAGTGCAGTAAATGCGGACGAAAAGGACTCTTTTTCAAGGTCAATTCAGAGGGGCTTTGCACTGATTGTGCGGCATTAAAGGTTATCGAAAGCGAAAGGCAAGAGCTTGAAAATAAGATTATATCTGAGAAAGATGAATTATCAAAAATCCAAGAAAAATCCCAGACAGAAAAAGCAGAATTAAAAAGATTGGAAGATGACCGCCAAGGTATTTATG